CAAGCACAGGCACCAATCGAAGCACGGTCACCAATCGAAGCACCGTCACCAATCGAAGCACGGGCACCAATCGAAGCACCGTCACCAATCGAAGCACCGTCACCAATCGAAGCACGGTAACCAATCGAAGCACGGGCACCAATCGAAGCACCGTCACCAATCGAAGCACCGTCACCAATCGAAGCATCGTCACCAATCGAAGCACGGTAACCAATCGAAGCACGGTAACCAATTTTAATACCTCTTTTTTCAAACTCTGAATTTAACTCAGATAATTCCTTATATTGAAATAATACTTTATTCCAATTTTCATCATAAAGATAGATAGCTTTCATAATATTTGTTTTAATTTGTTATTTTGATGAAGCAAATATACATCGGTAGTTTTAAACTGCAAAACAATTTTGTTACTTTAACATAATTTTAACATTTATAAGAATAAGAAATCCCCGTTCGCAACCAATTACGCAACGGGGATTAATTCGGTAAGAATAGCCTATGCATCTGACTTCTTACAAGACTGCTTCGTGAAACTAACTCTCCGAAGATTTTTTGTTAGCCATCCACAACATAATACTGCAAATATAACAAAAACCCTCACAAAATTGCAAGGGCTTAATGAACCAACTTAAAACTAATTATGAAAGTGCTAAGGTAAGGAATTATTTTTGATTATAATAATTCTATTTCTTTTTTTACTTCTTGCCAATAGTCATCATCATATTCCAAACAATTATCATCAACTACTTTAATTATCTCATCAACCGCTATTAATGACAAATCTTTAGCTATTCTTGTCTTAACAAACAACCCATTGTCTAACCAGTCTGGGTAAAACTTTATGTATAAATCCTCTGCTTTCTCTTTTGCTGTCATCTTAAAAACTTTTTATAAATTAAATACCCAACTCCAACAACCAAAATAATCCACCACCAATTAAATGGTCTTTTCGCTTCTGTTTGCTTTTGCTTAACCTCAACTACTTTATTAGACTTAGTTTTACCCTCTTTTTTTGCGATTTGTGACACTTTCTCGTTTGAGTTGGTAGTTATTGCGTTTTTCTTTTTTGACAGCTTTAAAGTGCCGTTAATTACTTTGTGTCCGTTGTACTCAATCGGCTTACTGTTGTCAATCGGTACTATCTCTATTTCGGTAGTTTCGGAAGTGTCTATGATAGTTGTGTTCGTGTTGCTATCTGTCTTTACTTCCTCTTTAACCGTTTGCTCAGTTTTTACTTCCTCTTTTACTTCGGATTTGTTTACCTTGCGACTTGCACACCCAATTAGTAAAAATGCGAGTGCGATTATGGTTAGTTTAGTTTTCATTTAAAAATTTTATAGATTTATTAATAAATAATAGCATATCATCTACTTCTTCTTTTTTTAAATATACTCTTTCTTTGTTTGTCCCTTTGTAAAAATACCCCTTTTTAGATGCAAATATACCTTTAGGTCTTATTTGGATAGAACAAGTATCAGAAACTATTGGAAAAGTATTGTTTATATCAAAATCTTCTGTTGTTTTTATTAAAGCATTACACATATATTTAACATCCCAAATATGCTCGTCATTAAAATAATGCTCTTTTTTTGTCGTTATTTTAACTCTATCTTCGCTGGTGTAGTGAATTGTTTTTTCTATACAAAATTTCATAATTTATTCAATTTAAGTTTAACAATATTTCTGTAAACGTTGTTTACACTTTCTTTATTAACGCCTCTATTTTCATAAAAGCGTAATATACGGTTAATTCTTTGTAGTGGTGATGGTTTCATAATGTTTAATTTCACGTTCTAAATAATCTTTTGCCTTTTTTAAGTCCTCAATGTGACTGCCTTTTTTTCTCGCTCTTACCACGTATTTAATAACATTACCCTCGTTAAAGTTTAATTCGTTATCTTTTACAAAATCAATAACATCGTAGCCTTGTGGATAGTGGTTTGGTTTAGTGTCTTTGTATGATACTATTTCAGCGTAGCCTTCCTCTTTACTCCAAAGTAAAAATTCTTTACCATCTTCGTTTTTGCATTGTCTAAAATCTCCTGATAGTTCCAAATAAACACCATATTTTTCTGTGTTTATTTGGAATATTTTAAAGGTGTAAATGCCTTTAATTTCCTTAGCATTTTTAAAATACTCTTTTACTTCTTCTAACGTTGGTGTTTTCATATCTATTAATTTTAAGTTACACTATTTTAAACTTCCCATTTAAAATAATGAGAATAAGTTACTTTTTTGTCTTGCAAATAATTGTAAAAAAAGAAACCGCTCTTACCTTTTTTAAAGTTAGTTTGCACCCAATTTGATGACGGGCTTAATGCTGGATAGTTATAATAATTGAATAAGTCACTACTGCTTTCATCAAAAATACATTGATGACTATCGCCTTTTAAAAACTCAATTTGTTTACCTTGTTGGTTTAATCTGTTTTCAAAAATATAATTATGTATCTTTTCAATTTGCTGACTGTCTAAGAATGGTTTAAATCCAAATCTTAGATTTTTACTGTCTTTACCGTGCGATGTTATAAAAGTAAAATTATTAACCGTGTAATGGTCTATAAATTTTCTTTGATTTGTAACACTACATCTGTTTGGATATTTAGCTTCTAAATACATTTTAACAGCAGAATTTACCACATATCCAAAAGCTCCAGCGTGGTTGTCCTCGCAAATGTTTCTAAGATATACATAATCATATATTCCAAGCAATCCTTCAACTAAATAAAGTTTCATTTTAACGGCTATATCAAACGCTTTTTGATTATCCATATTCTGTGGCAAATCATGTTCACGCCTTACTGTTTTACCGTCCCATCCGTCTAAATAGTCCCCTAAGTCATCAATGTATAAAACATTTGATTTTTTATTGTAAATAGACATACCTAACATTTCATCAAAACGCTCTTGTATTTTTGACTCGTTCCATTTGCCACCATAAAGACTATAGCCATCAGGGTTTGGCTCCATTCCTATATGGACGTCTGTAAATACTAATTTATCAAAATCTACTTCTTTCGATTTGCAGTTTTTTATTTGTGGTTTAATATCCTTTATAAGTTCTTTAAAACTGTTTAAAAAACCATCAAACAATTCCTCAATCGCCTTTTGCTCAGGTGCTTTAAATAGCGGGTTTGTAACTCTTACGCTTTCGTGTTTAGTTTTAAGCCATAGCATCGGAGTAGTGTCGGGACTCACTCCTACATTTTCGCACGCTTGTAAAATACCCTCGTTTGCCCTTAGCTTATGCAGTTCAATTTGCTTGTCAATAGTTAGTCTATACGTCTTAGATTTGTTTAGTTCCAACCCTAACATCAAGGCTAAACTATCTTTAATGTAATGTTTTTTGTTTCCGTCTTTCATAGTCTATAAGTTTACGGTTAGTTCGGTATTGGTTAGTGCGAAGTAAAGGTTTTGGAGCTGGTGTAGGTAATGGATACATATTAAATTTTCACCACTTCTGTGTTCTTTATTTAAAAAACATACGCTACTATTAAACTGAGGATGTGAATTGTAAAAATCAATTACATATTTAAAGTTTTTATGTTTATAAGATTGATGTTGTATTGACCACTCAAACCCACACTTCAAAAGTATTTCCTCTGTTAGTAGGATTGGTTTAAGTTCTTTAAATTCAAAAAACGGATAAACACCATTGCCATCGCCACCGTTTAAATTTATGCCTAATTCGTTAATAGATTCAACAATTACAGTTTTTCCAAACCTATCAAATAATAAATTCCCAATTCTTAATTCTTTTGATTCCATAATAAATTTTTTTAAGTTTACACAAAACTAAACAAAAATGTTTTAAGTTGTATGTTTTAAGCCTTATTTAGAATTGATATAAATTACATCCGTAAGTTGTACATAACGATTATGTTTGTATATTTGTTTAAACTTTAATATTATGAAAACAGCAATAGCAGAATTAATAGAAACAAATAACAGAAATATTGAAAAGTTAAAAGAACTTTCTAAAAATGAAACAAATAGGTTTTATCACGGAATGTTGACTTATGCACAAGCTTTTAATCTTGACCTTCACCATTTTAAAAAATTAGAAAAAGAGATAATTGATAGGGTTTATCAAGAGAGTTGTAAAGAGAATTCTGAGCCATTAGACTTAAATCAAGGTTGCGAAAATGAGTTTTGCGATAATGGTAAAATAGAATTGCCTTATGGCGGATATATTAGCTATTCAATATGTGAAGATAAAGAATAAATTATGCAAGAAATAAAAAAAGTATCTTTGAAAGATATGAAAGATTTTTTTAAACAAGGGTTTAATTATTTAGAGTATTATGGAAACACAAATAATGAACAATGGGAAATCACATTTTCATTAAAAGACTACGAAAAAATAACAGAATATTGGGCGAAAAAAGGTTATAAAAATTTTACTAACTTAACATTAATATTTAAATAAATTATTTAGAATTGATATAAATTAGTGTTAAGGTATTGCGGAATAGAAAAAAAGGTGTAGATTTGTGTATAACTTAAAATTAAATAATTATGAAAAATTATGTTGTTGGAATAATTTCTCTTTTTGAGAATGATTTAAAGCTATTTAAAGTAACTGCTATTAATGAGTATGAAGCGGTTAAAAAAGGCATGTTAGAATTTTGCGATTCAGAAGAAGCTAAACAACACGAGATTGATTTTCAAAATTCTGATAATTACCCTAAAAACTTAAACGAATTAGAATGTATATATGAGGAAATGCCTTTTAGTGTAATAGAATATTAAAAACTAACCCCACCGTAACAAGTGGGGTTTTTATTTATACATTAAGTAAAGATTTCCATTTAGCTAACTTTCTGCGCCTATCCTCTAAGCCATTTGTTCCGCCATTTATACGTTTAGTTATGGTTAAAAAATCGTCTTTATCTGCAAATGTATTAAGTCCTTTTTTACTCCAAAACCAACAAGCTGAAAGCATAGCGTTAGCTTCTTGTTCTAATAGTTCGGGATTGTTTAAAAAGTCTATGCGGGTGTCTTTTGATAATACGGTGTAATTAGCTCTTCCCGTAACTTGAATAAATCCCCTACCTTTAAACCTTGCGCCATCACCTTTTTGCGTGTTGCCTAAGTCTTTGCGCCATTCGTATTTATCAAAGTAGGCGTTATTACCTAATTCTTTTGTGTATTTAAAACCACCGCTTTCGTGGTCTAGTTGTGCCATAAAATGCGATATTCTCAAAGGCGTGTTTATTTGGTAGCCGTTAAGTAATGTTTTGTATTTTTGGTCTAATCTCATAACGCAAATATTTTTTTAAGCATTAAACCTATCGTTACAAAAGCAACGCCCGAAGCACCACGCCCCCAAAACTTGATACTTTCTAAATCTTTTTTAATGGCTTCGTTATCCTTTTCAAGTTTATCGACTTTCTCTTCTACTAATTCCATAACTTTTACAAAGCCTTTTCTTCCGTTTAATTCTGTTCCCCCTAACAAAATTCTAACTTCTTTTAGACCGTCTTTTACATCTTGCATATCGGTTTTATAAACCTTAAAATGATTTTCTAATCTGTCAAGTCTTTCTGTAACTTCGCTCATTCTGTTATATCATTAACTGTATTTTCATTTTTTCTTTGTACTCTATAAATAGCGTATGCACCGCCACCAATAAAGCCTAAAAATACAAATTCTTTAACATCAAACTCAGGTTTAAAAGCAGGCATAAAAGCATAAATAACCGCCACCCAAAAAGAAGTAAAAGCCATTATTCTTTTTTGCGACCATTTGCCGTTAACCATTAAAGTATCTTTAATTAACTTCATACTAATACCCTGCTAATAAAATGCACTGCAACCCATTTTCGTTGGTGTAAATGCCTATGTGTGTAACATCTTTTTTCTCAATCGCTTTTTTGTGGCTTTCGCTATTTAAATAAGTCAAAATGTAATTTTCTGCTGAGTGTTTATGCGTGCAAATTACCTCAGCAAATGACTTAGCATTGGCTTTAAATTGTCTATCCCCAAAACCGTAATGACTAATTTCGTTCGCTTCCATCCAATCGACGTGCGTTTCGGCTATTTCTGTTAAGTTTAAAGCACCATCTAACGCATTTAGTCCTATCGATAACCTATGCTTATTTATAACTTTAAAAACTTCTAAGTCTAAGCCTTCAAACTCAATCGGATAAGGCTTATCGAAATACTTTTTTTCAATGTGTTTGTAGTTTAAGAATAGCCAAAGGAAAAAGGCGATGAATATAATTATAATAACCATAAAATTAGTATTGTAATTAAACAACCCGCAATAGTTCTAATGGCATCAAATTTATCCTCAACCGATTGAGTTTTCATGGCCCAAAACCACTCCCAACCAAAGCCGACAGCAGTTGAGAAAATACCGCCTAAAACTAAACGAAAAAATAAAGGTACGCCGTCAAAGGTTAAGTTAAGCAAATAGCCTAAAGTAACGCCAGCTAATATGTGTAAAAAATCCCTAAAGTTTTCCATTATATTGTTGTTTTAGATTTCATTAAAGTAATATAACATAAGGTCTGCTTAAAGCTATCACCTGCATTATTAGGCTGAATAGCTACGATAATATAGTTATCTACAGCAGGATTAAAAGACGTTTGACTGATTGCCGAAGTTGAAGAAGTTTCGTCTGTTGCGGCATTTGAACCAACGGGAAACGATTCTAAAACATTGCCCGTTTTTAAAGTGTAAGTCCTATCGAGTGAAATGTATAAAGTTGTAGCACTTGGGACAAACAAAGCTAAAGGCAAAGCAGTCCCTAAATTAGTTGAAGTATTTGTATAAAGTCTAAAGTTAGAAGTCGCATTTGTTCCCGTTTTTGAACATACGGCTTTAATATCAATCGTATCGCCAACCGCTAAAGTGTTAGCAGGAATTAAATAAGATTTTAAAGTACTATTTGATACCGTACCCGTAACCGCAGAACTATCTACGTTATCGTTTAATAGCGTTCTAACTCTTAAATCGAATTGTGTTTGCTGTGCCGTTGAAACGGGTTTATTTGCATCGCTCGTATTATCTACGTTAGCTAAGCCTACAGCTGTTTTATCTAAAGTCTGAAACGTCTTATCACCTCTATAATATTGCGATGTAGTGCCTGCTGTAATAGTATTTTCTTTACCATTAATTTGCGTTTGAATAGCACTTGTAACACCGTCTAAATATCCGAACTCTGTATTGCTTACGCTACCGCTTCCAATCTTAACCGCATCTATTCCGCTAGCTACTTTTGCATTTGTTACCGCACCGTTATCGATAGTCCAAACTGTACCGCTTGAACCTACTGTAATATCTCCTTTGTCTCCGTCTGAAACTCCGCCCGTAATATCCGCTAAAGTTGCTATTTGTGAACTTGCGCCCGTTGGGAGTGGGTAGTCTGTGCCGTTGACTTGTATTTTGTCAACGCCTAAATAAGATGAGTCTGTACCATTAGATACAACTACACCCCCGCTTGAAATTTGCGTAGAATTTAAAGTTAAATCTTCCCTGACTTCTAATGCATTTTTTGTTAGTTCTAAAGTGTTCATAAAATCAGTTACATTTATACCATTTGCCGAAACAGTATTCGTATCTGTTCCGTCTGTTATGGTGTTACCTACATCCGTTACAGCTTGTAAATCAGGCGTTGCACCACCGCCAGAAGCGTAGATGTTCGCTAAGGCGTCGTTTAACGTGCCGTCTGTAGCTGTTGTTGGGTCAACCACAGTAATCTCATCTCCACCGTCAGCAGTAATGTTTAGAAAGTTTGTGTTTAATTTGTTAAATGCCGTTCTTAACGGGTCTCCCGTTCCGTCGTTTGGTGCGCTACCAATGTTAACTGTGCTTATTGCCATCTTTTTTGAATTTTGCTAAAAATAATTGTAGTTTCTTTTCGTTTGCCTGTCTTGGCTTACTTGTTTTCTTAGTCTTGTCCATACGTATCGATTTGTTCTTTACCGCAACTATCACCACCGCCAAAATACCAACTTCCGTAATTAACCCCTCTTTTATTTACTACCTCGTTAAAGTCGTAATATTCAGGTATTCTATTTCTTACTAACCATTTTTTCATACGTTGTGCGTAAACCTCGCATTTACTTCTTTGGTTAGTGTACAAATAATCTATTTCGCTTTTCGAAATGCTTTCGCTGTTTTCGGTTGTATGTTTCATTATACCACCGTTGTTGATTTGATAAGCTCCGATAATAAAATAATTCTTTGCGCTTGCGTGAATTAAAAACGGCTTAATATAATCGTCGTATAAAGTCAAATATAACCCCTCTAAATCGTTGTTTTCGTAGTCTGTGCATATTTTATCAAACAAACTTTCCCCAAGTAAAGGTTCTAAGTCTGTTATCTGAGCATCTAAAACGCAAGGTAGAAACTTATCAATGTCAACATTACCACCAATCGGTGTATATTTTACAATGTCTGACTGTCTTATAATCGCTTTCATACTGTTAACGTGGGTTTAAAAATCCGTTATTCGGCATATCTTTAGGGGCAATAGCTACTAAATCGTTATTCGATTGTGGGTTAAATCCGTTTTGTCTTGCTTTTGTAGTTGAAATTAACTCAGCCAAAGGCGAATTTACATCTACATTTACGCCTTTTTTAACGTAAATTTTTCTAAACCACTTATGATGACAATCTCCACCGCCTTTGTATAACCATATCGAATACTTATCCGCACCGTTTGCACCCCAACCCGCATTAACCACCTCGTTTTCCATACGGATAATATCCTCTTTACGGTAAATTTTACCTGCATTTACCATCTTACGACAAAATTCACGGCTATTTTCGCTCACTTTTAACGGCGCATATTGGTATCTAACCATATAATTAGCACTATCCTGTTCACTCATAGCGTTAGGATATGCGCTTCCTGTACTTGCAAAATTGTATTCGTTTGTATAATCTACTTCGCATTCAGCCATTAACTCCCATTCATCTAAGTTTTCCGCTTCGCCTAACTCAATTAACTTATCAGCTAAAGCGTTTTCGTTAAATTTATAGTGTTTGTGTAGTTGTGTTGTAGCTTGCGCAGGTTTTTGTCTTAATGGGATAAACTCTAATTCTAATGTATTCCCATTATGGGAAAGTAACTCCATATAACCGTCTAAAATAACCTCCTGCATTGGCTGAATAACGTTTAACATCGTTTCATCAAAAGCGGTTATAATCTCCTCAGCATTTGAACTAAATCCACTTGCTGTATCAATACCAAACATCTTAGGCGATATTACTTTATGAGCAACTAAAATTTGTCTGCGAGCTTCTTCGCTTAAAAACTGATATTGTTGATGCGCATCGCTTACTTCAATAGCTTCTACAGTTGTGGCGTTTTCTTTATTAGTGTTAAAAGACAAAACTCGCATTCCAGCATTACTTGCCCCTGAAAGTTTCTTATTTATGTTTCTTTCAATAGCATCTTTTACTTCAGGGTCTGCTTCACCATCGTTGAAGTTAATAATGTGACCAGCACTCAAACCATTTTTAATGTGGTTAACGCAATAGATAGAAATTTCTTCTTCTAATTCCGCATAGTTTAACCCACTAAAGTAAGACGGTCGAGCAAAATAAAACTCATCAACGTTATATTCTTTGAAAATAAATACTGTGCGTTTTTCTTTTGTATCTTTTTTAAATACGGGTATTGGCTCAGGTTTATATTTTCGTGTATCACTCCAATCGTAACAATACCAATAACTATCTATTTCGCCTTTGTCATTTACTTTATTAGGTACTACCTTATTTTTTGGTAAGTGGTTTATTTCTACAATTTTGTTTCCTACCTTGCCCTGTATAACTTCCACGCTCGCCTCGTGGAATAAAGCAAAATCTTTAACGACTTTTTTAAGTTCCTTTTTAGAAATAAGTTTTAAAACCTCAGCATACAATCCCGCTTGTTCCATATTATATTTTGCGGTAATACCTTTGCCATAAATATAATTTGAATAGCTATCAATAACAGTTGCATTCGTCGGACTGTATTTATATCTGTCAATTACATACTGATAATTACAGTTATCCTTACCGTTTAAAACCCATTCATTCCCCTTTGTGCTGAAAGGCTCAAATTTAGGGCTTGTGTGACAGGATAAATTTATTATTCGAGAATCGCTCATTGTAATTCGTTTTTACTCATTTTGTAGTTTTCCAAATCTGTTTCGTCGGTAGCAAAAGCCTTGCCTCTAAATAAAACAGTATCGCCATCTTTTACCTCTAAATTAAAACTATCCATTTCATATACTGTTAAGTCAAATTGAATAGTCATATATCCATTAGCGTAAGTTGTAGAAGTTGTAAAAGTATTTACATCCTGCGTTAGTTCGTTTGTCAAAGTCAATGTAACATTCTCAACATCATAGCGGGGTATGATTGTTATGCTTTGAGTATCTAATGATGGGCGTAATATTGTCATATTATAATAACGATAAAAAAGCGTTTTGGGTTAAAACAAAAAACCCACCTTAATAGATGGGTTTAATGCTCCTTTCTTTTAAAGATTAGTCGTTTACATAAACATCGGAAACAATAGCTAAAAGAGAAGTCTTAGCCGAACTTGATAAGATAGGCGCAGTATCAGGTTCTAAAGACTGTAAAGTCATTTTTAAACCGTAGAACCCACCTAAATCACCAGCAATTTCTCTAACTCCCGTTGTTTTATCAACACCGTTTGTAATACCAAAACAATGTACTAAACCGTTATTGTCCTCTAAGAACAAAACCATTCTGTCACGGCTTAATAATTTAGCTTGGTTTACTAATGGCGCGCTTAAACCTGTTAACACGAGTTCAATCTGTGCATCATAGAAAATCGTACCGTTATCACGTGAAGCTGTTTCAGTTTCAGTAGGTACGTTTCCTGTGTTTTTTAATTCAAATTTGAATACTTCTGCAAGCGTTCCGATTGAGGTTAACTCACTTGCTGAAACTACAAAACTATAATCTGACCAAGGGGCAAAGTATGCGTTTTTAAGTCCTGCTGTAAAGTTTTTACACTCTAATAATCGACCACTTGTTATAAAATCACAAGCCATATATATATTGTGTTTTAAAAACCGCCCCCATTAAGAGGCGGTTATGTTAATATTAAACTGTGTAAGTGGTGTATAATACGATTTCGTTACCTCTTACATACTGAACACCAGCAGTATATACCATTTTGTAACGAACTGTTCCGCTCAAGTCGGTTTCATCCATATCTTTGATACGAACCTCGTTGTGGTCGCTCAATAAACCTGTACCGAAGTATAAATTTTTCTTTTGGTAGATTACCATAGTTGAGGCAGGCAAACCGTTTACTACTTCTAATTTGTAAGTTCCGTATTGTAGCACCATATCATCACCACCTAAACCGTTAGAAATACCCGCAGAAACTAAAGCCTGAGTATAAGCCAAAGCAACATCAGGAGAAACAGCAAAAACTAAATCAGTTTTTCTTCTCAATGCAATAGGAACAGCGTCTAAAGTAGCTTCGATTTTAGAAATTACGTTTGACTTAGTAATAGTTGCAGGCGAAGCTACATCGATAACGGTTGCATCAGCTAAGAACAAAGGAATAAACCCATTAAATTCTCCGTCGTTTGTTGCGTCACCTGTCCAAATATTAGCATCTGTAGCTTGCGCTGTATCGGCTAAGATTTCAACCAATAACGCTTGTTCCTCATCGGCAGGCATATTGTCATTGTGCGCTGAGAATCCCATAGTAGCTGTGTCCCAAACATTACGGAAATCCTCTTTACAAATTTCGGCTTCATTTTTGATTTTCTTAGGTTCTAAAACAACCTCTGCTAAGGTTACAGAACCCGCAGGGGTGAACCCACAAGAGAAATCTTGACGACCATTACCGTAGTCAATTTTACGGATTGATGTTTTTACGGGGATATTTGGTAAAACTGTTACCAAACCTTTAGCGATAGTATCGGCTTCTTTGAATGCCTTACCTACGATTTCGCCAGCAACCTCTCCGTTATAGTTACTATTTACTGTTACACTTGTAGCCATTTTTTATTTGTTTTTTAAATTTGTTAAACTTAATGCCAATCTACCCTTAAGGCTTGTTGGTTCTTTTACTTCTTTTTCAATCGGAGCAACTTTGGTTTTTTCAACCGCAGGCTGTGAACTTAATTCAACTTTCAAATCATCTACTTTTTTAGAAGCCTCTGAAAATTTAGCTTCGATGTGATTTGTTAAATCAGCTTTTAAATCCTCTCCAAATTTCACTAAGATACTTGAAATCATATCTTTCAATTCTCCTGTAGTGTCCATTGCTGTAGTCGGCGCAACTTCTTTAGCTTGTTCTACATTTACCTCCACTTCCGTTTCGGCTTCTTTTGGTTTAACCTCTGCGATAATACCCGCTTCTGTAATTACAATCGTAGTGCCGTCCTCTAACTCGTGTTCACCTACAGGGGCAGGAACTGCACCGTCAGGAGTAACTAAATTAATAGATGCACCAGCTTGAGGCATATCGCCCTCAAACTCTAATGTAGCACTGCCATCCATAAGTTTGGCTGTCCCCATTTTTACGGATTTGCTAAAGAATTTTTTAAGTGCGCTAAGCACTCCCTCTTCAACTTTTTCCTTTTCAAAATTAATACTCATATCATTTACTCTGTTTAAAATTACTTTTTCACTAAAAACACCCTCAAGGCTAAAACCTGTACCGTTCTCTAAAGCCTTTTGATATTCTTCTTCATTTTCAAATTTCATAGTTCCAACCCAATCGCCTTTTTCAGCGCCTAAATTATAAACTGCTGATTTATCCTTTTCAGGGTCTTCTACAATCCAACTTTCAACTAAATAAGCTTCGAGTACATCATCTGAATTATGCTCAACGTTAAAGTTTCTTTGCTTATTATTTTTAAAATATAACTCGCTTGCTCTCCTTACTGTTTGCTCTGAAAAAAACACCTCGTACTCCTCTTTTGTTTCTTCGTCGTAGCGATAAATCTTTTTATTGGGTTTCATTATAACACCCATTAAGATTTTCTTTTTATCGTCTACTTTTGCAAAGGCTTGTTTTTTCATTTCCTTTTTAAGTGCTACAAATTGGCTTTCCATTGCAGGCTCGCCAACTACAGAAATGGCATTAACGCCATCTTTTAACTCATCATTTAAAAATAATTCGTACACTCTCATAACTTAATAACGATTTTATTTGTTAGTGGTATATTTTTAACCGAATACAGAATTTTGTTGTGCGTTTCTGTCTAACGCTTGTTGGCTTGTTACTTGACTACCTACAACGTAAGTTTGAACAGGTCTATTTTGTTGCCCTGCAATAGTGGCTGTTAATTGGTTTGTACTGCTTTGCCCTACTATATTAAATTGAGGTGCTGAACTTGCGCCACCTGTAGCACCGCCACCGCCAACACTTTGGCCGCCACCGCTTGTATTGGTAGATAAAATTCTTTTAACAGCGTCAAAACCTGTCTTAGCGATGTAAGCAACGTTTACAACTTTCAACCCTATTTCGTACGGTGTTGTTGCTTTTGTTGCTAACTCTGCCGTTATACCTTGATAAGTATTGATTAAAGCCTGACTAACCGCAAAGGCTTTACCTATCTTACTGTTTCTGCCTAATAAAAACGCAATTTTACCAAATGTTTCACCCGCTAAAGCTAACTCTTGTTGTTTTAATATTTTCTTGTCCTCTAATTCTTTTTCGTCGGCTTCTTTTTGAGCTAACCTTATTTTTTCTTCTTCTGCTTGTATGCCTAAATTAATTTCGTTTATTGCATTAGCTTTTTCAATCTCTAATTCTACAGTAGATATGTTAGCTTGCCTTGCTTGCTCGATTAAAGCATCATATTTTTGTTGTGTTTGTTCTAACTCTGTTAGCCCCGCTGTTTGATTTATCTGCCTAGCTTCTGCTTCACGTTGTAATATTTTATCGAATGCTTCCTCTGCGGCTCTACCTTTGGCATTTTCTAATTGTCCCCTAGCTTCTAACTCTTCTCTTTCTTTTTGTTCTCTTTCTTTTTTCAGTCTTTCGGCTTCGGCTTTAGCATCGTCTGATATTTTTTTATTTGCCTCTCTTCTTTTGTCTGCTATATCAGCCTCAAATTGTAATTGGTTAATATCTCTTTCCTGTGCAAGTTGTAACGCTTCCTCAGAAAGTCTAATTCTTTCTTTTTGTAAAAATGCAAACTCTTTATTTGATAATTTTCTGTTTTGAAGTTCCGCATCGATTCGCTTAATTTCAGCATTGTAAGCATCGGCTCTTTCTTGCTCACCTTGTTTTTCAATATCTCTTAAATCCTTTTCGCTTTTACCTGCTATTTGCGCTCTTAACTTTCTAACCTTGATTGAGTTTTCAATAGCTTTAATATCGTTATTTAGACTATCGGTATATCTTTTTTGTGCCTCTGTTAAGTTTTCAAGTGCTTTTTCTTGGTCTTCTGTAGCTTCTGTGCTTTCAGTCATTTTACTAACTAAAAATCCTAACGCTACAACTAAAGCACCTACACCAGTAGTCAATAATGCAACACGCAAAGCCTTTAGTGCGCCTGTAGTAGTTCCAACCGCTAAGGCGTAAACTTTTTGTAATCCGATTTGTATTGTAGTAGCTGCGTTATTCAATCCAATACTTAAAGCGGTGTCTTTTTGCAAAGCGTTTGCAACCGATTGAATACCTACAGTCAAACCAATAGCCGCCTCAACTTTAGCCATTGTTTTTTGTAAGTCTTCGTTTTCTTCACCTAACAAAGCACTTGCAGAAGTAGCTATGGAAAATGCGCCACTTAAAGCCTGCGCACCCTCTACAACCGTATCTATTACACGGGTATCTGAGCCTAACGCTTTAATACGCTGATTAATATCGCCTATCTTATCACTTACTTCCCCTGCTCTTTGTGCAATTTTGTTATATTCTTCTGAGCCTTCGGGTAACTGTGCAAGTTGTTCTTTTAATTGTCTAAGTTCGGCTTTTAATGATGCGCTACTTTTTTCGGTTTCCTGTAGTGACGTTTGCAAGGCATCTAATCCGCCCATTGCTTGCACTTGGTCAACATCGATTTCAATTGTTTTCTTTATAGCCATAACTTAATTTTTTTAAATACTTCTTTAAAAGTTCGTGGGTATCTGTACCCGCCTTTTGCAAATCTGATATTATCTGTAGTTGGTTTAAAATCCATCGACTGCAAAAGTTCAATTACTTGTATTATCATAGTTGACCTTGTGTTATTGTTATTGTAAAACTATCTACACCTATATTAACGACTAAATCCATTGAACGGCTAAGAGTGTCATCTGTTATACCTGCCGTGTATTTATCTACTTTTATTTTTAAGTAGTTTGTTTGCGTTCCGGTAGCATTTTCTAATGTAACCCAACTAGTTCCATCGCCAGTATCATTTTTAACTACGTTGTAGTTTTGGTTAGCTGTAATTTTACAATCGTAATTCTGTGCGCTTGGCGTTACTTGTAAAGTCGTAAACTCAACACCGTTTGCAACACCCGAATAAGCAGGGATATAAAGACTAACCGCATCGGCTGTTAACATTGTTGTATCGGCTGTGTAGTCTACCGTGTCAGCAGTTAGCAAAATATTATCATTTACCGAAGTAAAAGGAACTCCAATATAGTTTAACAACTCAAAATCTACCTTACCGCTTGTTAGGTTTATTTTCATTGAGTTTATAATATACGCTTTGTCCCCTATTACTATCCTATCGTTTAATCTTAGCTTAATTAACACGCCAATAGGCAAATAGGCTGTATAGTTTGAAATCCTACGTTTAAGAGAGTATAAATCACTAATGTAATCCGCCCAATAATTACTAAAAAGGTTTCTCGGTATTTCACGATAAAGGAAAGTACTTACGTCTGCTGAATAGTTTACTGTGTTTGATACTTGCGAAAAGTAAGCATCGTTTTCAGTTGATGTAAGCCAAGTATAATCTAAATCGCCAAAGTCGTGCGCTTTTATTGGTGTATCATAAAACTGATAGCCAGAACGGTAAAAAATATAAGGCTTTCCGATATAAGGCTCTAATGTTTTGTCAAATGACTTCCCGACTTGGATATTTGTTAAGTCACCCGTCGAAACATTCTGCAACCTTTCAAAAACTAAATTTTCAAAGTTTGTTTCAACTTTTAAATCTGTTCCGTCAATGTCGTAAGTTGTACGCAAATCACCATATCCAATGCCACCGTTATTTTCTCTAAACTGTTCGCCTAAAATTTGCCCCGTGTTTTGATGTTTAAAATCGATTTGCTTAAACAGCTTAGGTCTTTTAATAGTTATATCGTCAGTCTCTACAAAGTCGCTTATATCAACTAAATTACCTTGTGCATACCAATCGTCTAACGGTAGTAAAATAAAAGTGTTTGAATTAACAGGAACTAAAACAAGGTTAAACATTTTAATAATCGAAGTTACAAATTCTTTAACCTTAATTTTTGGCATTACATTTGATACGTTCACAAAGCCATTAAGCGTTTGTGTTGGTGTTGTAGTTGCTTTATCTACACTTGCAAACCCTGCTACTTTTAGCCTGACTAATATTCGTGTTGTAAACTCAAAATCTCCTACTGCCTGAACTGTAAACGTATTTGTATAAGTTCCGTTATCTAACGGCTCAAATGTAAATGTTTGCTCACCTACTCCAGTTGCGTTTACTTGCTCAATACCATCGCTAAATATTCTAACCTTGTAAGTTACATCATCGAACCCTGTAGCAGGCGTAACTTTAAAAAGTACTTTGTATTTATTTGTGTTTGTATTGGTATAGCTTATACTGTCATTTGTAGTGTTTACGCTTACGGATATATCCCCTAAAGTTCCAGCACTTGTGATATTGGCCAAAACCTCATCACCAAAAGCTTCGATTTGACCCGAATCACGGTGCAACCACATAAAAATGTTATCAAATACCGCGCGATTAAGGAAATCCTTTTTAAAAGTAACACCGTAATAGCTTTCTATTTCATTAAAAATAGCATTTAAACGTAATGCAGGCTTTAATTCAAAGTACTTTATCGCCCCTGAAGTGTGCGTAATGTCTAAATCTGTTCCGTTTCCTATAATATAATTACGCAAAGAAGTGATTAACGGATAGTAAACATCGCCATTAGCTATGCTTTCGTTATAAGTAGCCTCAAAAATCGATGTATCAAAGTCGTGATTATACGTTGAGAAGTCCAAAACTTCGAGTAAATCCTCTTTAAACAAGTCCGAAAGGCTTAAAGTAGAACTAAAAAATCTAATAGTATAGGCATAAGGTTTTTGATTTTTTAACTTTACATCCTCTAACTGTATTAAACCATACTTATAAGGCAATGAGCCTAACTCAATATACCCTAAAACCCTAATATTAGGGTTAAACGTACCGTCAACATCGGTGTTATAATAGTGTTGAAATATACCGTTATTTATATTTGACGCAGGTACGGTAAACGATTGACTAAAATCGCTAAACGTTTTACTTATATCAGCTATATTTTGAACCGTTGAGTTAATCTCGATTTGCTCATCTTTAAACAATTCGAGTTGCTTTCCATCAACGTATATATTTACTTTTAACATTGGTTTATAATATCAAATGCATATTTAAAATCTACAGAATACTGAATCAACTTATCGACTAAGCTTGTTTTATATTCCATCGTCTTTTTATCAACGCTTACAGGGTTTATAACTCCGTTTTCGATTAGCCAAACTTGCTCTGATAACATTAGTTGTCTAAATGTTTCGTTTTCGCTTTGTGTTAAGTAGTCGGTGTTGCAACTTACTTTTGTGCGCCCGTTTGAGTTAAATGTTTTATATTGATGTTCGGTAGTATTGTAAACTCCAAACTCAGAAATTAAACCCCTATATTCTGAAGTTTCTATTTCGTCGCTTCTCTTTTGTGCTTTTGTAAAAAATAGCGATTGTGGTAAACCATATTTATTAATAAATACACAATTTACAACATCGTATTTACATTCTTCTTTTACGGTAAATGTTAAAGTTCTTGTTTCAGTCGGATAAGTAAAAACTAACGTTAAAGTATTGGCACTTGTATCGTAGTCGTTTAAGTTAATTGAGAAAACGTTTTGATAGTTTAAATCGGTGTTTGCTGTTACTGTTACAGGTGTACCGTTTACTGTTAACGTGGTTAAGTTTTTGGTTAAAAAATGCACCCTATTATCAAAACCTCTTAAATGCGTGTGACTATTCCCAACTATTAAAACATTACTTTCGGGTTGTGGGTTAAATAAGTCTTGAAAATAACCGTAACCATAAAGGCATAAGTAAGTACCATCTTTTGTATAAACCAAATCTTCGCCATCGTAGCAATTAGCAACGTAATAACTCCAACAACTTTGCTCAAATGGTATAGGTTGTAATCCTGATAAAGTATAGTTTGCTACAGTTGGGAATATACCCGTTTTACTTAATTCGTTAATATCGAAGTTTACAACCGTTTGTCCTAACTGCACTACAGGTTTTGAAAGAGAATAACTTGGCGATGTTGGTATGTTTACAATATCACCACTCCAATTATATAAATCCAAAGTCGCTGTATCAAAATTAACATTCGGAATAATACGAGCGGACAAAGTCGAGCGCACTAAACCAATTTCATAAGCACCACCTGCTGGAATATCTACTTCTTCTACTGTAACGCTTGACTGAGTAGAACCTACTCTAAAGAATGTTAGTAAACTATCATCTGCAGGCTCAAAGTCAAAATAAATGATGTTTGTAGCTAATGTTATAGTAGTAAACGCGCTAAGCCAACTTGGCAAAGTTAACGCATCGTAATAGTCAAATAAATTACTTGCGGTATCTTCTTTAGTAGCACCAATGACTACATCAACACCGATAGTCGCATCGATAGTTTGAGAATACGGTGTATAGTTTATGCCAAAGATTACATCTACTGTAGGCGTAGGGTTATCTAAAAACTCAATCTTAATTCTTTTTGCCATTAATTACAAAATTTAAAAATGTTTCAACATCTAAACCGTAAGCCTCTATTATATCGTCTGGTAACCGTTTAAATCCTTTTTCAAACGGGTCTGATAAAAACCTACTCGGTTTAATACCGTTTATAAATACACCTCTCGCAATCGCAAAAGCAATCCCCTTTCGTGTTTGAAACTGTCCTTTATCATTTCTCGGTGCAATACCCTTTCTAACTATCCACTTATCAAACGCTTTAGCAGGTGGCATCTTATCCTTATACGAATAAGGTGTATTATATTTTTTCTTTTTACCGCTTACCCCTTTATCCTGATACTCCCCATATTCTAAAGCTGTTATGCTTGCGCTAAAACTGTTTTCGCTTACGGTGTAATCGTATTCAATGCTATCATACAACGCTTTCGTTGAGTTCTTTTTTTTACGGGTTAGATTTGCTTTTGCTTGACTTACCGTATATTTTAAAAACTCTTTTAAGGCTTTTTCTGTATTTTCTTTTTTAACAGACAACTATCTCGTTATTAGGTATTATTAATTCTAAATCACAACGCCAACCGTCGAGCAAATTACTTTCTTCAAATATTATAGGCTGTAACGTTGGAACGTTCACCAACTGAATACCATCGTTGTTATTTTGGTTTTGTAATATGCTTACTAATCTATTTAAAACAGCGTGGCAGGTGTTAAGATTATCGAGTTCGTTATCGTTGCCTAAAAACTTATCCGATACCTGTTGTTTTGAGATGTTACGCAAATCAACTACAGCGACCTCGAAAATAAAAGTAGCCATTGAGTTGCTAACTGTGGAACTCGTAACCTGTAAATGTACTAAAGGAAATATATTCTTTTTGTCGATGTCAGTCATCGAGCGTAACCCGTGCGTAATTGTATGCACGTTTATATCGTTGCTCAATGTTGTTTTTAAATAATCAACTACCTTATAAAACTCTCTCATTTCCGCGTTGCTTTTTTAATCATTTCCTTTGTTACTTCGGCTTTGTCTTTCTCAAACTCTAAAAGCCTATAAAACTTATGAATAGTGTAATTCAATACTATATCCTCATCTACCTTACCCAATTCCGATAATGCTCTTACACTAACGTACCAACCCCACTTCTCGTTGAACTGTTTTTCTTTTGCGCTACTTTCTCCTCCAACTTGGTTGAATAGTCCTGCATATATTTTAGTAAGTCGTTCCCTAAGTTGTAAAAAAAAACCATCGCACCTAAATAATAAACACAGCTAACGTTTAAAAACATTTCTTCAAATGGATTTTGTTCTTTGTACGGAAGTATATCATACAAATCGTGTGCGTTCTTTTTAAACCAATTACGTTTGCGTTTGGTAACGGGTCTGTATAAAACTGCTAATGCTTTATTCCAAGTGTCAGGCTTTTTTATAAACTCATCTATGTGCATAAACTCATTAGCACTAATAGCATCTAAATTCGGGATAAATCCGAACTCTATGCCATCGTGTTTAAATATCTTAGTAAATTGTACATCGGAATTTAAAACCTCTTTTAAAAGGCTTACAATTTCGTTGTATTCTTTACTCGGTAAAAGTTTAGGGTTTTCAAAATCACAAAGGCACTTAATATAATCATCGTCAGTCTTACCGCTTTTTTCAAAGGCGATAAACTGTTTCATTGTGATGTCGTTTAAAGATGTAGGTATGTTTATTTCCATACCTTAATAACGATAAAAATCGGTTTTGGTTTAGCGTATATCGTACTTGCCTTTTGACTTTCTCAATCCAACTGTTTCTATTTCGTGATAACGTACAGAATCAATAGCGTGGTTGTAGTTGTCTATTGGTTTATTTAGTTTTTCGTTTGTCTTTTTATCTTTATCCCAAGCGTACTTTCTTAACTCTTTGATAAGATTAACTGATTTAGAGGTAACTAAATAATCCTGCTCCTGCATTACTTGAATACCGAAGTTGATACTATCAGAACCTTTAGTAACAGCATAGGCTTTTACTCCATAAGTTTTTAACTCATCTATACTTTTAGGTTCTGCACTATCACAATAACAAGGTAGTTTAGTAGTAATGTATTTTGAAATTTGACTATTGCTTAATCCTTTTTGATAGCATATTTCGTTTAATATTCTTTGACCATTATAAAGATAAACTTCTACTATTGAGGTAGGGTCGTTGCTATATCCAAAATCTAAGCCATAACCCAACAAACGGGCTTCTTTTGGCAAATCATCAATAGGCCTCCAATTATTAAAAATAACTCCCTCTAAGTTTCCAATCTCTCCATCAATATAAACCCTACACCAATTTGCCCAATATTCAGACGTTAAAGCCTTTTGTTTTTTTAACTCTAAATCTTCTATTGTTTCTTTTGGGCAAGCTTCGTTATCGTAGTAAGTAAGCAATAGAAATTCGCTATTAGGTTCAGTCAAAACCTCAGTATGCACCCAAAATTCGTTATCAGGGTTAAAGTCTATCCACGTTTCTTTTGAACGTATCATTAAAGCATCGGCAATATCGAAGGCTATGTGGTTAGCCTCATTTAGAAATAATATATCTCTTTTACCGCTTGATTTTGCCTTACCTACTGAGTCGTAGGATTTAAACTGCATACGGCTACCGCTGCCGAAAGTATAAGTTAAAGAAGAAGCGTTCCAATTATCCTCAATCCAACGGTTAGTATCATACATTACCTGCTTGAATATATCTAACGCACCCTCTTTAACCGCTGGTAGTGTTTCAGCAACTACAGTTATTTTAATTCTTTGGTTTTTGATTGCTTTATCAATCAATATAGGAATTATACCATAAGTCTTACCTGCTGAAGTTCCGCCTTGAATAACTTTTTTACGAGCGGTCATTTTAAGCATTTTATTTATTGCTGTTGTCCGCTTAAACATATTACTCAGGGAATAAAGGTTGCTCTTGTTTTACTGTATGTTCTGACTTTTCAACTAATCCGTTTAATCGTTGTGTTATGCTTGGATTATAAATGCCTGCCATACCTCCTTCAATTTGGTCTGTTCTAACCGCTTTTCTTATACGTGAACAGATAGTTTGATATTCGGTATATCTTTGTTCGGTATTTGCAAAATATTGACTTAAATCGCTTATAATTTCGTTATCATAGCACCAACATTCAAACCCATCTATTGTCAAAGGTCTTTCCTTTTCTCTATATACATCGGTAGCATCTTTACCAACCCAATCTTTAACGATAATAGGATTATCTTTTACGTACTGTTTATACTGTAAAAAATAATCCCACATCTTTTCAGGACTTTCTATGTATTTTTTTTTAGGCATTACTCTAAACTTCTACAATTAATTCTATACCAATAATTACCAGCTAAAACATAGTCATCTGTTTGGCTTTCGCACTCCATCGGAATATACTCTGTACTTCCTGTTTGCACTAATGTATAAACGGGAGCTGAACCGTTCCACCCTGTTTGCTGTCTTTCGTAATAGACTGTTTGACATTCACAGTCGTATATTGGTTCTTGGTCTTCAGGCGTGCAAGTGCTAGACATTAATCCAAATGCCAAAGCAATTAATAATAATTTAATTTTCATAATCAAGTTTTTTAAGTTTTTTTATAATTGATTTCCATACTCCTGAGCAACCTGTGCAAGGCGTGAATGGTTTAAGTTGATACACATCAAAATATATACCAATTAATTCCTTTTGTTGTGTTGGTGTTAATTCTGTAGGCTCGTTAGCAAAAAACTCCTGTAAATAAATCTTTTGTTCTTCGGTTAAATCTTTTGTGCCAAATGGAATTAATTTATTTAGTTTTTCCTGTCTTGACTTACACCCCTCACATTGCTCAATTCCGAGTGCATCTGTTACGGTGGCTACTACATCGCCTAAACCTTTTATTTTTTTTGGTCTACCCATTTTTTTAAATATTTTTTAGTTTCTAAAACTGTTTTTTTAATTGTCGGCAAAGGTATTTCAGTTTGCCTTGCTAATTCTCTTTGGCTTATTTGCTGAGTCACTAAAGCTGTTTCTCTTTCAAAATATGGCAAAGATTGTATTTTTAAAATTATATCTGTTTCAAACTTATCTGTTTCAAAGCAGTACTCATTTTCTAATAACGATAAATTTTCGATTTCGTTTGTGACAATATCCAATTTTCTTTTTTTGATACTGTCTAAGTATATTGAACGTATAGCAAAAAAAATATAGTAGTCGTTTAATTCTTTATCGTAGTTAGCAAATTTTAGGTACATATCTTGGACTAAATCGTCTGCGGTGTTTTTATCCCCGCAAATTTGGTAAGCCATCTTACGCCAATCATTATCTCTTTTTGCTAACTGTTCAAGCATTTAATTCTCATTCATTAAGTTTCTAACTTTAATATTTTGCAATATCTTTTCGTAAAGTTACAAAGCATTGATTTCTAATTTAACATCAAGGTAAAAATCAATTCTTTCTTGATTCCAATTTTCTTGAAGTTCCGTAATAATGTCGTCACAAACATTTGAAGCAAAGATTTTGCCGTACTTGTTTACTAATTCGATTGCTTTGTTTTTTTCCATATTTAGTTTCTATACTATTGACCGTCTTCTGTTTCTATTAATACTCTTGGTTGTTTCATAGTTTAAAAATTAAATAGGCTTGACTGTTTTAAAACCATTAAGGCATCTCACACTTAGCTTCAATCCTTGTACTACCGATAACTACCGATAGCGAGAAGCACCTATTTAATTACAAATCTAATCATTTATTTTGAATTGGCAAAATTTTATTTTAACAAACTTTAAAGATTATATTATCTATATTCTAAACAGAAACAAAATCAGTTTTACCACATTGTTTGCATTCGGTGTGTAATAAATCACCATTTGCATAAAAATCAAAACCTAAAGAGTATTCTCTTGTTTTAAATCGTTCGTCGTTCAAAGAATATCCTCTCATTTTTGACGACGAACTTCCTAACCATGTACCTGAACAAATAAATGTATTGCTTGTTTCTATTGAACCACATACGCATTGACTACTACTAATATCGGTTTTATTCAATGCCTTTTCTTTTATTTCTTGGAAAACATTTCTACTATCCATAATTTTATTTATTTAACATTTTAACCAACTCCAAAAACTCTGATTCTGTGACTTGGGTTTTGTCTTTCGGTAATTCTCCCCAAAATACAGCAAACAATCCTTTATTATCTGTACTTTGCGAAAAAAAATTATAGCAGTTTCCGTAATAGTCAAAAGCTAAAATGTCATCCCAATACGGCAAACCATAATCAATACATATTTTCTTCATTCTATCGGCTTGTTCTTGGCTTTCTATTGGAACGTAAACGTTGTAGATTGTTTTCATGTTATTTGTTTTTAAATTGTTCAAACCATTGGTTAAAGTTACTTTCTCTATCTGTTTTTGTAGCTTCTTTTCTACCATAAGCAAACATCGCTCCAACCTTATGAGCTAATTGCATATCCTCCTCACTATACAAGTTATTGTTTTGTTGTTGTTGCCATTTATAAACAAAGCCAATCATTAAATCTTTAATTTCAATTTCATAATGTTCTCTAGGTATATTTGATTGGTCAATTTTTTCTTCGTAATATCTTTCACAAGCTTCCTCAAGCGTTTCTTGTTTAGATTTTCTTTGTATAAATGATTCTATCGCCTTATCAAATTCTTCAATATTGTTATTAATAAGTTCTAAATGTTGTTCAGGAGTTTCTTGTTTTGGTTCTTCTTTTTTCATAATTCTTTGTTTAAGTTGTTTATCTCAATATAGTTATCTATTGCGGTGTGGATTGATTGTTTGTCGATATTACCACATAATGAATCGCAATAATGTATTCCACAGCCTTTTCCATCATTACACGTGTGATTGTATTTAATACCATCAGCCACAAACTCTTTAGCGTTGTTTAAATGCCATTGGGTAACGTAGTTGGCGTATTGTTGACCTATTTCAAAATTACTTAGTATTTTACCGCTTTGCTTTAATAATTGGTCGTAATACCACTCCTTCGCACTCATTAACGGCTCTTTTTTATTTTCCATTGCTTTCAGTTTTAAATGTTTCGCTGAAGTATTGTTCGGCAAATTCTTTTGAGTTTTGTTCTGACAAACAATCTGTATTGTCTCCATTCAAAAAAGCATCAATTATCTGTTGCTTAAATAGTTCTTTGGCTCTTTCAAAATCCTCAGGGCTAATATATCCTTTTAATGCTATATCTTCCAAATACTGAACTGCTGTTTGTTTTTTATCGCTCATTTTCTCTGTTTTTAAATAGTTGGTAACACTCGGTTAATGTTTTGTAATCTTTTACGTTCAATACAGAATATTCACCATTTCCTGAGTAAACTGTATTTTCGTGAATCCATTGAGCAAACTCAATCGCTTTTTGCTCCGCATAGTCTTTAGCTATTTGTATGCATTGGTTAATTGTGTTTTCAGTCATTTTTCCATTAGGAATACACATCTGTCTATTTCCACAGTCTGAAATTATTACTGAGTCTAAGTTGCTAAACTTATCTCTTAAATCTTGTTCTTTCATTGTTGGATAGTTTTATTGGTTATATAGTTTACAACTAATCTCATAAAATTAGAAAGTGCTGAAATAAAAAATGATAACGCTATTCCTAATAAACATTGCGAAATAACATCACATACTTTTTCCAATTCTGATATAGCTTTTAAATTAAACCCAAAATACCAATTATAGCCTATAAAATAAAATAGCCACGTAGTACAAGTTAATTCAAATCTATTTAATGCTGTTAATGTTTTGCTTTTCATCTTACTTATTTTTTATATAAATTACTCAATTCCTCAAACACAATATCGGCTACTTCTTTTTGCGATATGTTTAGCAAATCAGCAAACTTTTTAAGCGTTTGCAGTTCAATCTTACTCGACCGCTCAAATCGTAATCGTTGCATATTTGCCAATCCTAAGCGGTTGTTTATCTCTGTAGGGCGTAAGCCTGACTTTTTAAATAGGGTTTTGTATATCATTAGTTATTTTTTTAAATGTTTCACAATTTTTAGGAATTACAAAAGCGGTAAATGTTTCTCCTAAACCTCCATTGGGTTGATGGTTAACAGCCACTAAAAGGCTTCTATTTGCAAATCCTATAGGTATTGCGTATTGACCAAAATAAACAGCGTATAAATGGTTTTGATAATATCCACCACAACTGCCACATTCGCAGTATCTTGTTTTTTCTATTAGCCTAACTACGTCTTGGCATTTTTTACATAAAATAAGCTTCATACCTAAAAAACTTCATTTTGGTTAATACTAAATTTTGATACTAATTCCTTTATAGCAATCTTTTGTCCTTTGTAATCTTCTAATTTTTTCATTTTGTTTTAGTTTTAAAAACCTCCTTGTGTAAAAGGGTTTATTTTATTTTCCACTAATTGTAAACATAATATTGATTTCCTTATAGATTCTATTTTAAGTAAAATAAATTCTTTTTCTTCTTTATTTTGTTCTAATAAAAAATGATAGTTTAGTTTTTTTATTTCTATCTCTAAACATTTAATTCCAGCAATCATTGTTGTTCCCATTTTGTTTTAGTTTATGTTCTATTTCTCTATCTCTATGTTTTTGATTGTAACTTATATCATCAAAACTGTAACATATTATTAATATAAAAATAAATATTAAAATGTATAATATTTCCATGATTTATAACTTTAATAGTTTACAAAAAACACCATATAAAGAAATATTTTCTTTACTTTTTTTATATATAGATTCAACTTCTAACATTGTTTCTGGGTCTACCATATAAATCCAATCACCTGATAATTGTTCTGAATAACTTAAATTTTTTTTCCCAGCGTTAAAAGCTATTTTTATATCTTTAATTGTTGATTGAGTTACGTTCATAATATTATTTTGTTTTAGTTTTAAATTATACCCAAAGATAACATAAATGTTTTATACTGCAAAATGTTTTATGTTATTTATAATCGTTCTAAATAACCATAAAAGAAAAAATCTATTTCCGCTTTCAAATTTTGTATTTCTGACTTATCGCCATTGTTAACGTATAGCTCGTTTAAGCGTTTGATTTTACTTTCAATGCTTTCTGGTAATGGCTTCTTTTTACTCATAAATTCCTAATCTCTTGTTATAAATTTTCCTTAATAAAATCCTATCTGAACGAAAATAGTTTAAATCTTTTTCTTTCAACTCTTTTACAATCTGTTTAGCTATTACAATTTTTTCTTTTAATTCCTCTTTACTTAATTTAAGCTCTTTGTATATACTTTTAAGTCTTAAAACATAGTCTTTGTACTCTGAACCGTAAACATCGCTTAAGCCATTAATATAATTAATTTGGTCGCCACTTAAATACTGATTTGCATAAACACTTTGAGCGTGTATATTGTCTAAGTGAAATCTTAATGCGGGATTGCTTCCGACTGAATAGAAATGTCCAGCATCAAATTTATCGTTTAACGGTTTTAAAGCAGAAATACATTGACTTCCTTTATCGATTAACCGAACTATTGTATTGATTTCTTTTTGCAGTTCCTTACAATAGTCTGAATGCGTTTTAATACTCTCTTTCATTTGCTTTGTTTTGGCTTTATCAAATGACTTTAGCTTTAGACTTACTTTAGGTAAAAAAGATTTTTGGTAAATGATTTTACCTCTTTCGTCTGTGGTTAAAAATGAGAAATAACAACTTGGGCAAAGTCCTGCTGTTAACTTAAAAGTTACGTTTCCGCAACCTTCAAAACCTAAAGCCTTGTTTATTCCTTTTTTACAGATTTTTTGTTTCATTAAAATAAAGTTTGTTGTGTAGATTCAATTGGCAAAATTACATAGTTTTCTTTTGTTGTCTTTTCAAAATTAAATGGTGATAATTGAGTGTTTTTAGGATAGGGTTTTTCTAATAATATAGTTTTAAGATTTTTATCAAATATCATTAAATATCTATGTTTTTGATTTTTATCTCTCCATTCACCAATTAAATGCTTACATTTCCCTCTTTGTAGTTTTTTCTCTGTACCATCATTGTTTTTTATAAAAAAATCTTTTTTCTTATCCGTTAAACCGTAATACTTAAAATTGCAAGCCTGATAAACGTATCCATTATGAAATCCATTATCAGCGTAAGTTAAAATAGCTTTTACGTTTTTAATTTTTCTAAATAATTTAATGGAATTAGATAAAAAATATGAAGTTATATTTTTTTCAAAATAATGAGGGTTTAAGCAAAGTCTACCTAATTCATAAAACCCATCTAATTTATAACTGTCTATTCCAAAAAAAGTCTTAACACCTTCTTTTGCTGAGTTTGTATGAAATACAATTACGCCTATTAATATTTTTTCCTCTTTTTTAAAAAGCCCAAAATTTATACCACTTCTAAAATTTCCTTTTTCATGTAAATAGTGATATTTATCTAAAAGTTTTTTTGCTGTATTTTTAGATATTTTCTGAATATAGTATTTATTTTTTAAAGCCATATTTTATCCTTTGTTTTACGCTTTTAATACTTTGCGTGTTAATTATTTAAACGGGTTTTTATTATTCGCTTTAACTATTATAGGCTCTTTTATTTCGCAAGGCAACCAATCTTTGTTAACTTCAAAATAAATATCGTCAAAAGGTTGGTTTCTACTGTATTCGCATTTAGCCTTAGTTACACCGTCTTCGGTTTCTATAAATACAACGGTTTCCGCTTTTTTAAGTACACTACTTCCAACGTGACCTACTGGCTTTGCAGTTCCAAAATTCTTATGCAAAATGCCAATACAATGAAACATACCTTTTGAAGTCCACTCAAGTAACTTTTCAGTAAGTCCAGTTGCTTGTTCTAAGCTGTTAAAATCAGTAACCAAGTCAACGTAACCATCAATACTTAAAAGTCCTATATTATCCTTAAATTCGCTTTCGTAAATTATCCAATCGATAAACTCAAACCGTTCTTTCGGTGCAAATGACCTTAGCGCAAATGTTTTATAATAGTCGTAACGTGCGCCAACCATTTCTAAAACTCGCCTTTGAACTCTTTGAGTGTGAAATTTACTTTGTTCCGTATCTAATGAAATGACAAATTTATCTTTAGTATTATGACCTTTAAAACTCGGACAATAAATGTTTGCATTTCCACCTATATAACTTGCTTCAATCATAGATTTAAAGAAAGTCTTTTTAGATTTTGACGCACCTACTATACAACTGAAATCGCCATAACTTCCAAAAGGAATAGGATAATTAGTTCCTTTATATTCCTGATAACCTAAACTAATTGCAACGGGTTGCGGTTTTAATTCTTCGGCTGGGTCGATGTAGCTACTATCAAACAGTTTTTTAAAATCTGTTTTTTCTGATTCGTTGCTAACCGCTTCTATTTTTATAGGTTCAAACATTTTTAAATTTGTTTAGTGTTAATGTTATAAGCCAATTTAACTGCATTTCGTTTTCTTCTTCTTCTAAAATCCCTTTGGCATATAATTCCCAATCTTTATGATTTGTTAAGGCTTTATTGTGTGCTTCATCTTCTTGGTTATATTGTAAAGGGTGTTTTTCGCTTAGTCCGTTTTCGTGCAAAAAGTTATTTAATGCGATTGAATTAAAACTAATTCTGAAATTCTCGTACATATCGATTAATTTAATTTGCAAAACCTCGTTTATTTTCTTTTGCCCTAAGTCAACATCGCCTTTATAAAATACAACTTCATTTAAAAGCAAATAAACATATAATTTTGCAAACATTTCATTTTCGTTAATTTCTCTTTTTATGCTTTTGTTTAAGTATTCTAAAATTTTGTTAAGTGCTTCGGCATCTGTTTGATTAGGTTTATTCTGCTTTGAAACCGTAAACGATAATCTTTGTATAGCTTCTTTTAGTTTCATAGTCGGTCTGTTTTTTGTGGTTTAAATTTATCATCGTTACGTTTCCAAGTTTCCAAACGCCTTTCGATGTTAAATGATGTTTGTTTCTCGGCTCTAAACTTTTTATCTTTTTCACCGTGTTCAGTCCAATAGCCATAAAAGTCGTTTAACATATCTTTACCGTAAATAGATAAATAAGGCTTTAGTGAGTTAGCAAAGTTTACTTTGCGCTCTTCTATATCATTTACATTATCATTATCATTATCACTATCGGCTTTTTTGGGTTTTATTGGGTTCGTGTCGGTATCCAAATTACCCATTGGGTTTTTTGGCCTTCCACCGCTTTTACCGTTATTCCTATTTCTTTCAACTATTTTTTCATATTTTTTTAAATCTCTTTTTAAAATGTTTTTAAAATGTTCAAAAACAATATCGATAACTTCATCTTCACATATTGGATTTTCATCATCGCAATAGCTAAAAAGAGTTTTAAATAAAATGCCAGCTCTTTCGTTAGAAAGTTTGTTTACCATACCTCTTGAATCGGTATAAATAATAAATGATTTTTTACCTTGCGCCATTTCTATAATCTTTATATGTATCTCTTTTAATACTATTGCAAGAATTACATAATGTTTGTAAATTTGATATTTTATTTTCTCCGCCTTTTGATATTGGATTTATATGGTCTAATTGTAATTTTTCAGACTTACCACATTTTAAACACTTATAATTATCTCTTTTAAAAATAAAGTTTCTTATTTTTTTCTTTCCTATAAATCTTTGCGCAATTAATCTTGGCTCTTCATCGTTTAAGTTTTTTATCTTATAAAAGTTTAAATAAAAATGTTTTTGAACTTTTGAAATAGTATATAATTCATCTGGATTTAGTTCTTTGTTTTTTCTAATTAAAGATAAAATTTCACATATTCTATTATAAGCACTTGGCTCATAATACTGTAATTTATATTTATCATTAAACCTAATATTAACAGTTATAGTATTTAGTAGTTTTGTAAAATTATCCATTAATTAAATAAAAAACGCCCACAATTTCAGTCGGGCAGGACTTACTTTTGTGAGCGGTTAAATTAACTCTTTATGTCTGATATAGCCTGCCCGAAATATCAGTTTTGCTAAATTACAAAATGTTTTTCAATAAACCAAATTTTTTACAGATTTAATTCTAAGCCCTCGTTTGGTAAAGGTGCGGTTACGTTAAACCAATCTTTTAGAAATTCCCTTATTTGTGCGTGGTACTCTTCTTGTTGTGTTGTTGTGTTGTCCGTTGTTGACTTTGGTATTTTAATAACCTCGCTTGTAGTTTCGTTTACTTTCTCTACATAGTTAAAATGTAGCTTGTAAAAGTCGTGCGTTTTTTCCTTTGACCATATCTCACCCCATTCAGTTTTAATAGCGTTTTGAGTTAAAGGAATAAGCAACCCCCAATAGTAGGCGTTTTGATTGTTAGAACGCTTCTTTTTAGCTTTAGTAATAGTAAGTACCACATCAAACCCGTTAAACGATTTAATAGCGTCTAAAACTATGTTTCGGTTACGTTTAAATATACCGTTTTGGATTGACGTGGTAACTTCTATTTTCATATTTCTAAATCGAACGTTTTAATTAATAACCTAAAATTTGGATTATATCAGAAAGGCAGGTCATTTTCGGGTTGATTAATTACTGCAGTAGTTTCAAATACTGGCTCGTTTACTGCTACATCGTTAGCACTTTTGTTGATTTTCCAACCTTGCAAATTAACGTAGTATTTACCGTTGTATTCTGAACCCCTTACATTAACCGATACTGTTACATTATCACCTACTTTAAAGTTATCTAAAACACTAGTTTTGTCCTTTACAAAGTCAATCGGGATATATTGTACATACTGCTCCGATGTAGCAATTACTAATTGTCTTTTGGTAAAACCGTTATTACCTACTGTTTCTGTTTGTCCGATTAGGTGGACTGAACCATTTAATTCCATATTATCTGTTTTTATTTAATTTGTAATTTAATTTTGCTTGCTTTCTTTCATCTTTTGTATAGTAAGAATGAGCTAAAGTCATATAGTTAGTTTTATCCGTATTAAAGAAAAAGTTTCTAACTATTTTTTTACCATCTTTTAATCTTTCTATTTCGTGTGTTACTAATGTTTCCATATTATCTGTTTTTAAAATTTAATTGTTAATGATGATTTTGTAAATGATGTACCAACTTTTGGTACTTCTCCATATTCCGTAAAGATAGGTTCTTCTGACTTTAAAGCTGTTTTTAATATTTCTTCTCGGTCTTTAAGTTGTTTGTTTAAATTATTCCAAACTTCATCCTCTTCAAAGTTGTACTTTGTGCGACCGTTTACAGGAGTAAATTCAACACCTAAGACCGTTACTTTTTCATTGCTTACGCTTTCCTTGATTTCTGTAATTGCGTTGCTTATAACCTCGTTTAAACGCACTAAATTTGCTAATGCTTCGTGTTTTGATACTTCGCCACCGTCTATAATTTGTTTGGCTAAGTTTATACCTGTTGTTTGTGCTTCTTTCTTTGTAAAAGTTGCATCGTATAAAGTTACAATGTCTTGTTCTCTAAGTTGCAAAAATTGCTCTGCTGATTGTCCCATAATTATTTACTTAATTGATTACACCATTTTGTAATTGCATCGGCATCATTAATAAATTTATTTTGTGCCTCTGAATAAGGATACCATTTACCGTTTTTCTCTTTTACAGGCAGTTTAACTATTTTCTTTGAATATAGAAAGCGACCTATCCCCCACATAACTGCTGAACGTTTAAAAGCATCCGAAGCCTCGCCTTTTTCTTTTTCCATATTGCTTTCAGTACCGCAGTCGGATTTCCAAACCCAATATTCTTTAAGTTCCCCACCGTCAAAAATTGACTTAGTGTTAATGCCTATACTACAAAATAGATTTCCTTTGTGTTCCTCAAATTTGCATTGCCAATTTTCAGCACCGCAAACTTCGTCTAACAAGTCTTGAACTTGTCTACTGTCAATATATGCAACGCAAGTAGCTCCGTGTTGGTTTGCTGATTGCACACGCCATTTAAAAGGTATTTCCTTTTTTAAGTCTTGTAAATTCATAATTTAAGTTTTAAAGTTACCCAAAGATAAACATTTCTGTTATCACTTGCAAAGGTTTTTGTTATTTAGAATGAGTTAAAATTAGCAACTTCCATATCTAAAAGAACCAAATCCATCGTTATTATATTCTGAATCTTTAAAGAATCCTAATTTATCAAGTTCTTCAATATCTTCTTTTGATACTTTATCGAAAGGTATGTCAACGTATAAGTAATCATGCTCACAATGAAATGGGTATTTTGGATTTCCATACTTTATAAAAATCTGTAATGCTTTTATTAAATCTTCCATAATCTTAATTTTTAATCGTTACTATTCTATTCACACCGTTACCGATGTATCTAAACTCTCGGCTATTGTCTTTTGATTGTTTGGCAAGTTCCCGAAGGCGGTAAAGTTGCTCTTGGATTGTTTCGGATTGTTTCATGTTTTCGCTTTTAAAATATTAATCGGCTCAAGACCTAAATCAATTCTTTTTAAATCGTACTGTAAAGCGGCTTCTCTTTCTGTTTTATAAGTTCCGCAATATCTTGTGTTTTTATGTTCTATTTGATACATATAATAAACCCCACGCCCATTTGATACAATACTTCGAACTCCTTTATATATTGATTTTCCCATGCTATAATTGTTCAAGTGTTAAAAAGTTTAATTTGCTTTGGTATATTTCTGTTGTACGTGTTACGTAGATAATTTCTGGAAGTTCGTCTTTACGCCTTTTGACTAATTCTAAAACTCTGTCGATGTCTAATGAATTAAGTCGATATTGATACTGCCCATCGTAATAAATCGGAATTATTCTTAACCGTTGGCAACGATGCCTTAAATTCTCTTTACTCATTCCGTAGGCTTGCGATACTTCTTTTAACGACCACGTTTGGAATTCGCTAGGCTTTTTCCCTTTCATAGTTCCAACAAATTGTTATACTGATAGCTGTTTTTATAACCATTACTCCAAAGTACGATAACCGGATTTGTTCTTACCTTATCATTCCCAATCTGTATTACTTCGCCCTCGATATTATGCGGGTTATATTTATCGTTAGGGTCTTCTTTAAAGATTAAGTCACCGATTGAGCTTGAAATGTTTAGCGTTACTTTTGTTCCTGTCTCCATTTTGTTAGTTTTTAATTGTTTTTTCTTCTAATTGAGATTGTAAAATTGTTTTTAAATCTTTATAATAATCAATAACATCGTCAAAAGTGCCTTTCATAAGATGAAAATTTTCCTCTTTATATCTTGTTATTTGAATTAAAGCATCTTCTTTCTCTTTTTCTCCAAATTCATTTGTAAGAGTTCCGATACCATTTGATTCTATACCGTTTATCATTACCCATGCATAACGTATTTCATCTTTACCATACTTAATTAATTTATAAATATTTATTCGTACAATATCTTCATCGGTCGGTATAAGACCACTAATTGCATAAATTGCTTTTTCCATATCACTTAATTTTAAATTTTTCTTCTACTCTTTCGTAAGCGTTAACCATTGCTTGGTTGTTCGAATAATGAACGCTTTTAACTGTGTTTCGCATCCACGTATCGAAATTATCTTTTTCGCTTTTTGGTTGCTGAATGTTTAACTTAACCATTAGGTTGTTAAATACTTGTTGGTTTACTGTTGCCATTATTTCATAATTTTAAGTTGTTCTTCAATTATTTCAATTCTTTGCTCAAGTGTTAACTCTATTGGCTCGGATATAATTTCAGCCCATTTTCCGTTGTCGAAAACAATAATATTATAGTTCCCACAGCACGATGCTACCCAAAGTCTTTTTCTTGAATCGAATGTTGATTTATTGTAATTTAATTTAACACCACTGTAATCATAACCTATTAATAGGTTTTTATTTAGTGGATTTAAAGTTTTACCATTATATTTTCTCTTCGCTTCCTCAATTAAAGCTGTTTCTACTTCTTTGTCGGTGGCGGGCGTCCAAGACTTATCTAACTCATTTGAAGCAGTATAATCTAATCTCCATACACCTTCTGAAAATCCGTAATAATATCTTCTAACATACCCGTCACATTGTTCAAATTTTGTAAAGCAATACAGTTTTTCTTCAAAAAGATTTGATTTATACCACTTACCCGTTTCCAACTCACTTCCAAATGCTTCAGGAAATTTGTTTTTTAACTTATCTTTCCAATCAGGACAAGCTGAGTTATACGCTTCTTTAATAAATTCTTTGTCTACTGTAAATTGTGTTTTCATAATGATTTCAAAATCTTTGTTAATTTATTTTCTTTGTTTTCAAGTTTAAGCAATAACTTAGGTGTAAGCACTCCGATAGTGCGTAACTCTCTCAATCCGTCTATCTGATTGTTTAGCTTTTTAATCTTAGCTAATTTTCTGCTGTCGATTACTGTGTGGTTCATAGTTATGTTGCTTCTTTTAGGAGTTGTTTAACGCTGTTTAACAATTCAGGATAGCCTTCATTTTTCATTTCATCAATTACTAATTTCAACATCTCAAACATCTCAGGTGCTTTGCTAATTAGTAAGGCGTTAGCTTCTTTTTCTTCTTTAGGAGTCAATGTTGGCATATAGGCAACCTCTTCAGTATCAGATACTATATTACCACATCTATTTATATACCACTTCCCTTTTGTAAATTTTGTTTCCATAATTATTTAGTTTTTAATTTCTGTTTTAAATGGTATTGCATTGTGACTTTTAAAATTGCTCAACGCTTCTTTAACTGCGTTTTCTGCGCTATCTGAAACGATTTCAAATGTTTCAGATTCTTTTTCTTGCTCACCGTTTACTACGAAACGATACCAAACTTCGATTTTATAGGTTTTCATAGTTTAGCAAAAATTTGAGCCATTAAAATATATTGTTTATACTCTGATATTTCTGAGTCTGAGTATCCCTCTTTTTTACCTATTAATTCAAACTTTTCTAGCCATTTGTCAATAGTATAATTGTGACAACCTATTGAAAGGGTATTGTTGCCAGTATAAGTTACTGTATGCTTAGAGCCAATAATATAAAAGTTTTTTTGCAATTTAACACCGTCACCAATCGAAGCACGGTAACCAATCGAAGCACGGTAACCAATCGAAGCACGGGCACCAATCGAAGCACGGGCACCAATCGAAGCACCGTCACCAATCGAAGCACCGTCACCAATCGAAGCACGGGCACCAATCGAAGCACCGTCACCAATCGAAGCACGGGCACCAATCGAAGCACGGGCACCAATCGAAGCACCGTCACCAATCGAAGCACGGGCACCAATCGAAGCACCGTCACCAATCGAAGCACCGT